GCCGTCACTAATCAAGGGCAACTCGGCCAGCGGGTCGGTGGCGACCTTGTACAGTTCAATCAGCACCGGCGCATTGCCCTCGGCGAGGTTGACCGCTTTGTAGCGGATAGCCACCGTCGGCTGCGGCGAGGTAAACATCCCCACGGCGTTTTTCGGCGCGTAGGCGTAGGCGGCGTTAAGCGGGAACACCGGCGCGGGGGAAGTCGGCAGGCTGTTAAACAACACCTCACCGTAGTGGCCGTTATCGAGCAGTTCGTAGTGGGATGGGTCAATCGTCTGCGGCGTACCGGCGCTGTCGGTAATTACCAAGTTGCTTACGCCGATTTGTGCCAGACGGACGGTATCGCCTGTGGCAATCGTGCCTAAATCTTCACCCGTGACCGTACCGGCAGGCGCGATGACCGGCTTGCCGTACAGCACCATGGCCAGATTATCGACACTGATACTACGCAGCGTCATATTAAGGGTGGCGGTTTTGCCAATCAGAAAGTCGCGCATGAGGAATTTTTGCCCGCTGTGGCTTTCCTTGTGTTTGACTTTTTCGACCTCCAGCGCGACCGACAACGCCGATACGTCGCCGATAAAGCGGTATTTGCCGATAACGCCGCCCACAATCGGTGCGGCCTCGACCTTGCCTTGGCCGTAGTAATAAGTGTCAGCCATTTTTCTGTTCCTCTTTGTTTAAAGACGCGGGGATTTTGGAAATCACCCCTGCTCGCAATAAAAACTGTGCCTCGGTGCGGGTGACTTCAATCACTTGCCCCTTCTGGCAGGGTTTGCCGTGATGGCTATGGGTGTCGGTTTGTACGGTCACTTTAAGAACTGCCATATGTTTTTTTCCTCGGCCAGATAAAGCGGGCTTCAAATAACAAGGGGAAGCATAAAAAGTCGTGCTCAAAAGAAACCGGCTGCGGCTCTTTGGCGCGTTGTATGGGCGATACGCCGCTTTCGTTATTGGGTGTCCAATCGGATAACGCGGCGATAATTTGCCCTAACAGTTCACCGGTTTCTTTTTGTTCGGGGTATTTAGTGGCAAGTACCGCTGCCCAATATTGGATAACTTGATTTTTTTGCTGCCTGTCATCGTTTGGCGTATCGCCACAATAAATAATCCAGCAAGCGGGGCTGCCTTGGCTTTGTTTGGAAAGGTCGCTTAGCGTGAATAGGCTATCGACTTGCGCAAGGCCGCTTACCGCACTTTTAATGCGTTCAACAAGATGCGGCTGCATAAATAAGTAATCATTCATGCCCGCTTACCACAGGTCTTTCCAGTCGTTACGACCGGCTGAAAATTGAATGGTGTCGCCGCCTTCAATGGCTTTCCCGTCTTCGGACAGGCCAATACTTAAAGCGCTACTGGCAATACCCCTTAGCGTGCTTCTGGCTTCTTTGGCACGTTCATGGGCGGGATGGTCGGCTTTTTCTTTTGCATGTAAATTGGCAAAGGCGAGTGTGCAGGCGAGGCGCTTAATAATGGCCGGTGTTTCAGTTAGGGGCAGTTTGTAGCGGCTGTGCAGGTATAAGTCGATTTCTGCGCTGGCATCGGCTATGGCGCGATTGGCAACAATAGCGTCAATCGTGCTGGCGGGTTTGCTTACTTTATCGGTTAAGCGAACGATAAGCTCGTAGCCGTATTGTTCGGTTAAATCGCCTGTATCGCAGTAGTTCATGGCAGCAATCTTTCCCACGGCAGGACGGCAGCCAATGAAGAAAGCGCACCCAATAGCGCGGAAAAACCATACAGCGAGGCAACAAAAATGCCTGCCCATATCAAGCGCCTTACATTTTTGGATTGCTCTATCTGTTGCATTGCGTCCACCAAAAATCTAAAATCGAACTTGTCCATTCGTTCTTTGCCTCTGAAATGGATACTCAAAGCCCCGCCACTAACGGGGCTTTATTTTTAATGCGTTACGGCAGTAGGCGCTCCCACGGCAGGGCGGCAGATAAATGCGCCAACGCAAAAATAAACGGGGAAGCGCACAGCAAAATCAGCCCAACGCCAATACAGGCACGGATAAAAGGCGATAATTCACCTTGTATCTCGACATTTTTTAAGCCTTGCATGCGAAAAGTCCCCTTGCTAAACTTTTTCAATGGTTACTCCTTAGGTGCTTTAAGGGGTGACTTGCAAAGCCCCGCCGCCAACGGGGCTTTATTTTTGCCGCTTAATCAAGCCATGCGCTTTCGATAATCTGCACGCGCTTGTAGTTGGGGTTATCCGCGCCTGCCGCATTGCGCTGTACGCCGACAATATCCATCGCCTTGCCGTAAAGCGAAGGCGGCACTAAAAGGATGGTCGGGCGAATATCCAGCACAATGCCGCCATCGCCGCGCAGTTTGCGCATGTTGATGTAGGCGTTTTCAAAGTTGGTTTGATTTAAAACCTGCGTCGAACGCGCGGCCATTTGCCAAAAACCAAAGCCGACGTTATGGCGGGCATGAATGCCAAAGCGGTATTCATGGCGCATAAATACGCTTTCATCATCGGCGCGGGTTAAGTTGGTGATGGTGGGTTTTTCGCGCTCTTGGAAAATCAGCGGTTTTAGGCTGCGCGAGGTATCCATTAAATACCATGCCGTGCCGCTGCCCGCGCCAGTGCCGTTGTAATTGTTGGTGACTTCTGCCGCCGTGCCAGTGCCGTCTACATTGGGATAAACGGGGTGCTTGTCGTTAAAGAACGGCTTGCCGTCGTAGCATTCACCGGCGGCGGTGTGTGCGTCTTTTAACGCTTTAAAGGTGAGTTCATCCGGTGCGCGACCAGCGGCTAAACCTTCCTCTTTAAAGAGCGAGGAATAAATGCCCAGATTGTCATCGTCCAAGTCAAACTTATCAACTTTGACGGTGCTTTCCCAATTTTTGGTAACAATGCGATAGTCGCTGGCCTTCATGTCGGCAAACGTGCGGTCGCCTACCCATTCGCGCATGGACGGGAACGAACCCAGCCAGCCGTAAGTAGTGACTTTAGCCGTGGTCGGTACGACGGTAGCGATTTTTTGATAATCCGATGGGGCAAGCGCCAGACCGTCTTGAAAGTGTTTTTTAAAGACGGTTTGCAGTTCCTGTATTCCGACAGGGGTTTTAATAGGCATGGTTTATTCCTCGCTTTCGGCCATTTTTGCTTTAAATTCGGCCAGTTCTTTTAAAGAAGTCCCCGTCGCTTTAGCGGCGCGAACTTCTTGCTCGCTCAAGCCCAGATTATTTTTTGGCGGCTCTTTGGCTTGCATTTGGGTTAATGCGGCAATCGCGGGGGCGTTTTCGAGATAGGTTTTAAGACCGCTTAAGTCTTTTGCGCCGTAATCCCTCGCCCATTGCTCCATTGCCGGTAGCAACTTGCCTTGCTGTTTGGCGGCAGCAATTAAACCGTCCACTTCGCCGGATTGAATTTGCGCGGATAAAGCGACAATTTGCGCATGCATCTCTTTCATGGCGGAAACCGGCACATATTCGGCAGGGTCGAGCGTTTGCACTTTGCCGGTTTGCGCTTTTAATGCGCTGCACGCCGCAATAATGGTTTGTTCATCCGCGCCTTTATCGAGATTAAGCGCATGGGCAATGGCCGATAAATCGGCTTTGCTTTCGGGTGTTTTATCGTCTTTTTCAGACATGGTGGCATCCTCGGGGTGAGTGTTTGACTGGCGGGCGAGCGCCGCTAAACGCTCCATTCCGTCAATGGCGGGGGAATTGGTAAATGCGCCGTTAATGAGGTCTTTGACAACGCCTTTTTTGTCATGCGCAAAGACCGGCGAGAAATAGCGATATTGGCCGGATTTAACCTGCGCTTTGGCTTGCTCGGTGTATTCGGCTTTTGCCCATAACCCGCTGCCTTCGCGCCACTCTAAATCGACCATCCAAGCGGCAGCCGGTGCGGGCTGTCCGTTTTGTTCTTTGTAGAGGGTTTGGTGTTCGTAATCGATAACCAGCGGATTTTTCTGTGCGCGGAATTTATCGATTAACGCGGCGGCGCTTTTGGCATCAATCGACCAATGCGGCACGTCCATTTTGCGCCCGTCATTGGGTTTAAATGCGCCAGCGGGCAATACTTGTATCCACGCCTTATTGTCGTTTGGCAGTTCAAACGCGCAGGCGGCATAAATAAGGGTATCCATAGCGCCGATAATGCGGCGCGGTTTAAACCCTGTTTAGAGGAAACCTTTCATGCGCTTTTTAAGCGCGGGTTGCTTGTTTTAAATAGGCTTTAAGCAATTTATGGACGGCTTGCTGCATTTCGGGGGTTAGCGTTTTTTTATCGGCCTTAACCGGCAGGAATGGACGCGCGGGAATGGCGACTTTTAAACCGCGCCCCGCGTTGCCGCCGAATTGGTGAATGGCGGCATAGGTGGTAGGGTTTTTAATGGCCGCGTGTTGCTCGCTAAATTCGACCGTAAAGTTGCGTACCAGATTGGGCGTTCTGCCCTTTAATATGGGACTGCTCGCGCCGTGACCTTTTCGCGCCCGTGCCTTTTGCGTGGACGGGGCAAGCGCAGGCCACTTGGGGCGACCTTCCAAGCGAAAGTTGCGCTCGGTGTGGGCGAGCAGCTCATTGGCAATGCCCGCCATTAGGCGGCGGCTGCCGGATAGCGCCTCAATCAGCACTTTTAGGCGCTTTTTCGCGTCGTTATCGCGCAGTTCGAGTTCAACGGTAGACATGTGCTTGCGTCCTTGGCGGCGGTGCAGGCATTCTATACTTTTAATGCCTACCTCCTTTTATAGGTGTCATCATGAAACGCACTCAAATTTTGGATTTGCTGCCGGTTAAGGAAGAAGAGCTAAGCCCGCAAGCGTTCCTCGACTTGGTGCAGGAAGACCCGCGTCTAATTGCCCGTTCGCGTATCAAAATGCCGCGTTTAGGTGAAGCTGGCTTTGGCCGTATTCATGTTGAGTACACAAGGCCGGTTTATAAGGCGCTGCGCTAATGAGCCAAGCTAAACTGCCGAAAATATCGGAAGAAACCATCAGTCGGATGTTGACTGCTCAAGCCAAAGAGCAAGAAATCAAGTTGCGAGAACTTGAGATGCGCGACCGCGAAACGCGCGAACAAGCCAATTTTGTACATAAAATGCTACAGGCGCAGGCAGCAGACCGTGACAGTGAGCGTAACCATGAACACGGCCTGCTTAAAATGCGCTTGCTTTTCGGCGGGTTAGCACTGCTTATCTCGTTAATATTTTTAGGTTTTATTGTGTGGCGTGGCTTTGCTGAATACGCGGTAGAGCTGGCAAAGATAGTGATTTACGGCACATTCGGTGCATTTGGTGGCTATGGCTACAAGGCTATTCAGGATAAAAACAAGCCGCAAGACAACGATTGACCGCTTGGCGGGATTGGCGGTAGGATTTTGAGGCGCGGCGCGGTAAGTGACTCAATCAGGTAACGAGAGTGGCGCTAAACGCCATGCAGGACGTAGGTTCAAATCCTACCATCGCGCCGCCTCTATCTAATTTTCTGAATTTCTGGCGACTTAAGCATTGCATCAATGTCTTGTGGCTTGATTTTAAATGTCGTTGTTACGTCATCAATCGACATTCCGCTGTACTGGTTGCGATTAAAGCGCACGGGGATTTTGTAAAAGCGCCCCTGTTTGTCACCAGTCGGTATCAGGTAAATCAGGTTGTTTTCAGCACTGTCCCACAAAACGATTGCACCTGCGCCGCTGTTGGCTTTAGCAAATAATTCCGGCAGCCCTCTAAATTCTTGAGTAGTAAGATTGTCCCCCGCTTCTTTATGCCGCTTCCATTTTTTGCCTGCAAACTGCCTTTCCTCCAAAAAAATCAGCCCATTTTGCAGGTTTGCACCCTGTGCCTGCACATAGGCCATATCGTCCAGTGGCAAGACAGCAAAAGCCATCGCGCGGCCTTGTGGAGGCGCTCTTTCGGCTTTGGTCACCAGTACGCTATTGATAAACGCCTCCCATCCCTTCAATCTGGCCGGATTAAGCAGCACGGATTGAATAAAGGCATGCGCCCTTGTATCGCCAAAGACGGCTTGTGCGCGTTCGTAGAGCAGCTTGTCGAGGGTATGGGAGGCCATCGGCGAACTGTTAAAACCTTTGTCGGCAGCCTGTCTATCGGCGCTCTGGCCTTTTTCCGGCGTTACGCCCCATTCTTTTAAGCCATCCTCGCTAATAGCAATAAAGCGGCAGCGGCAGTTGTAGCCATTGGGCGGGACGATGCTTGCCCAGATGGGGTCATCGTGCCTAAACGCCCGCAGGTGCAGGTCGGCATGATGGGGTCGCGTGTAAGCGTCCATTTCGGCCAGGTAGAGCCAGTACGGGTGCGTTTCGGTGGCCTCAATGGCGGCGGCATGGCGACCGGCCATAAAGGCGGCTTGCATATTGGTTTGGTAGACGGTTTTTAAGTGCCATTCGCGCAGTGGCGGTTTCCCGCTGGCGAGATAGTTTTTTTTAAATTGCTGCCAAGACTTGCCCTGTTTCACCGCCTCGGCCATATCCTTTTTAATCTGCGCCAAAGCCGATAGCTGCGCGACTTTAACCACGGTAAAGGCACGCGCATGGGCGGCGTTTTGCATGTCTTGGTAGCGGGCGGTTAATTGCAGCCCTTTTTGGCGGATAAACCATTGCGGAAAGGCCATGTTGTTTTATCCGACTTTCTCAAACGACAGGCGACCGGCGATTTCAGCGTTAAACATTAGCCGCCTTAGCTCATCAATTAAGTCCTCTGGCGCTAAATTGGGCATTGCACGCGCCAGTAAGTCCAGCGCTTCATCCTCGGATTGTGTGCCGTTTAAAGCGGCCAACAGCGGCGCGTTAATGGCGCTGGCGTTTGGGTTTTGTGGTACGGCGCTATCGATAATGGACTGCCAGCGCTCGCCTTTGTTTAAGGCGCTTATCTGCCGGTTGGCGATTTGACAGGTTAGCGCCTCTGGCAAGTTATGGCGCTGCAAAACCGCCTCGCCCTCTTCTGGAACGGGTATGCCCAATTGTTGGTAAAGCCAAGGTTCAGGGATTTTAAGACCGGCGTTAATCAGTGGCGGCAACGCATTAGCCATTGCGCTCATATCGGCGTTTTCGTTTAAATCAAAGACCAGTCGCGGCGGGCGAATGTTGGCAAAGTTAATGGCACAAAACGGCGCGATTAAGTCACGGTTTAAGGTAGCGGCGAGTTGGTAAGCGTCGCCTTCCATTAAATCGCGGCGCACTTCGTTATGCACTTTGCCTAAAGCGTGTGCACCGCCTCCGCTTTCGCTGGTATTGCTGGTTAATGTGCCGCCTAAAATCGCCTTGCTGATAGCCTCATCGCAGGCGCGTTCCATCGCCCCAAAGTTATCCGCGCTGCCTTTGGCCGCTTCGATAAACTCAACTATCATGCTGTCTGGAACAATACCGGCGGCGCTGTGCCCCATACTTGTCACCAAGTGCATCAGCTTTTTTTGCTGCTTTTCATCAGAGCCTGCGGGGAACTTGCCTAAACGTAAGGGCTGTCCGTAAATCTCTAAAAATTCATTTAAATGATGCAGCGCGTAATGCTTCATCAAGTACGGCATGGCGAGCACGCGAAATAATCCGGCGCGGGCGATATAACCGCTTCTTGCGCGGGGCTTGTGGATTATCCAGCCTAGCGGTTGCGGCTCGATAGCCTGCCCTTTATCGCCGCGCAGCATCAATTTGCCTGCGTCTTTGGGGTCTAAGGTAAACCACGTTTGCGGACGGTGGATAAAGCCGCTGGGCTGCCATAATCCGTCTTTTAATTCCCAACTAATCTCAAGGGCGCTAAAGCCATGTCCGATACCGTCCAGCAGGTCAAAGATTAAATCGCGGGCATTATCAGTCATCGCCTCGGTTAATAGGTTGGCCGCGTTTTCTTCTTCGCGGCTGGCATCCTCGGGCGGGACAATCTGCCAGTTAAGCCCCAAGACAGCGCGTTTACGCTTGGAAAGCTCGGCGAATAAATGCGCGTCCTTTTCCTCCATGTCCATGAATAATTCATGTTGGCGTTTTAAATCGCCGGTTTCCGCTTCCTGCAATAAGCGAACAAGCTGATTGGGACGAATACCGATAGCGGGGTGCTCGGCGACTTCCTGCGCGACATAGCCTAATTGCGGCGCTTGTGAATGCTTGGGCGGGGTGGCTTTTTTGGTTTTGCGGTTAGGTTTAATTACCATGCCTGAAAATCTCCATAATAAGCGCTGGCGGTATTGCTATCGTCATATAGGGTTTTGCCGTCTCGCCCGATTAGCGTTGCGCCGTCCAGCGAGGCAAAACCGCTGGCCTGCTGCCAGAGCATGTGCAGGCAGTCAGGGCCATCATCATGTGCGGCCATTGGGAAGTGTTTTAATTGCTGAATAAGCGTTTGCTGATTGGGGTTTAAACGAATTAAACCGTTTGCTATATGCGGCTGCAAACTTTCAATGCGCAGGCGTTTATCGGCGTTAGGGATAATTGGACGCGCCGGAATGGGTACGCCTTGCGCACTGCCACGCTTGATTAACTCGGTACGCAAAAACTCTTGAAACTGCACCGCCTCAATCGCCCATGCCGCGCATTGATATTCTTTTTGTAGCGCGATAATGTCTTCAATAATGGTATCGGGCAGGCGCTTTTTAATATTGGCGTGTATCACGTCGAGTATGCCGGTTTTACGGTCGTATCCGCCAATTAGAATAGCCGACGGGTCGCGCCCTTGGCCTTTGCGGCCTAATGAGGGGTCGCACGCGCCAAAGTAAACCCAGTTAGGGTTATCGCCGCTGTAATACTGGATGCAATTAGCAAAGGGCGCGTTATCACCTTGCACGGGGTCGTTTTGTTGCTCGGCATCAAAGGCCGCTTGACCGTCCCTTACGCGCTTAATCATCAACTTAATCAGCGGCGAGGCATCCGGCCAGCAGACTTCTGCCCCTTTATTCATTGCCTGCTGATTGGCCTGATAAAAGGCGTTGGCTTCTGCCTCGCCTTGGTTTAAAAGAATATCCCGCCATCTGTCCCATAAGTCCATATTATCCGGCCAGTTAATCACGGCTCTAAAGACTTTGGATTGCCACAATGGATGATTTAACAGGCGCGATAATACGCTGTCATAGTGCAGTACCGTACCGATAGCGATAACATCCATGCTGTCGCCAGCCTCACCAAGGCTTAAAACGGTTTTGTTCAGCCAGTCTTCTAATTTATCGCGTTGCTCGGGATTTCTTACGTTTTCGTCGTTTTCTAAATCGTCAACAATGATTAAATCGGGACGGTGTGCGCCATGTCTTAGACCGCGCAAGCGTTTACTGCTACCGGCGGCATGAATTTTAACGTTACCCAAAGTAACAATTTCATCTTCTTTCCATTGGCTGCCCATGCCGGTCAGTTTAGGGAAATCCATTAGCAGGCGAGCATTGGCTTCAAGGTTGGTTTTAATCACGGCAAGCAGGGTTGCCGCTTGTCGGTAAGCGTCGGCGATAATAAGAATATGCTTTTTACGACCGGTTAGAGCGCACCAAAGCACGAATAATTGGCTAACCAAAGTGGATTTAGCATGTCCGCGTGGCGCAGCAATGGCTAAACGGCAACCTTGTTTTGCCTTAATCTGTTTGGGCAGTTCATCGTATAACCAGCGGTGCATCTGCGCCGGTTTTTTATCGGTATAGTCTGGGAAATACGTTTTGCAAAAGAAGGCAAAATCGTTTTGCGCTTTGGCGCGGCGCTTTTTAATTTCAGCGGGGGCGGGGTCAAGCCCCGCTGCCCCTGCCTCGACACTGGCACGAAGTTCGGCGGCGATTTGCAGCATATGCCTTTTAAATTCGGCGGCATTCATTCTTTAAACACGCGCGACAAGTGCGAGCCGAAGGCTTCAATCACTTCAATTAAATCAGCGGCCTGCGCAGGATAATGAAGCTGGATAAACTGCGAAAAGCGCTTAACCGTCTCGCGGGCAATGGCGAGTTTATTCGCTTGCGGCATCGTCCGGCGGCTGGCGTGGATGGCTTTATGCAGTCCATCAATTAAGCTGGCGAGGCACTGGGTTTTAATCACTGGCGTGGTGTCTTGATAAGCCTCTACATCCTCTATCGTGCGCTCAATCTGGCAAATTAACTTGGCTAGCGCCCTTTGTGTGGTGCTTTCGAGTTCGTCACCGGCCAATAACGCGGCGGCTTGTGCTTTATCCCAATCGTCGCCTTGTTTTAAATCGGATTGCTTCCAGCGGCTAATCGTGGACGGGTCAACGCCAAACATCGCCGCGAGCGTGGCAATGGGCGTGCGATTTTCAATATAGGCGGTTTTAATCCGCGCTCTTGTATCTTTGGGGAGCGCCATTATTCAGCTTCTCGCACAAAAAAACTTCTGCCGGTAGACTGTGGGTTCCTTACGCCGCAACAACCTACCGGAGAAGTCGATGCAAGCATTATCGCAAAAGCAAGACGAAATTATCAATGCGTTAAATCGGCACAATAGCGATTTAATTACTATTGGTGCGCGTGCTATGGCAGACCGTGCATTGTTGTTTTCTATCATTGCTTCACATCCTGCGCCTTCTTTGTTGATAGAGCATTTCCAGCGTTATTTGGAAGGATGTAAGCAATTGTTCGTCGATAAAGCATTCGACAATGCACACGCATCCGAACAAATAACGACTTCGCTTGAGGCACTTGATAAGGAAAAACGCTTTTGGTTGTCTGTAATTGAAGAAGTGGAGGCCAAGCATCGGCGGGAAAATTTGTAAAATCAACCGGCATACTCTCAATCAAAGCAAGCGAAATATCGTTTTTTATTTCGGTGCTCATTACCGCTGCTCCTGTAAATAGCGCACCAACGCTCGGTGCAATCCGGCGCACGTTCCGTATTGGTCGTAAAGCTGTTTGAGGGTCAGTACCAGCGCGTCCATGCCGTTATCGTCCAGTCCCACCGGCAGCGGGCAGGGCTGTACCAGCGCTGCCGGTAGCGGCGCGGGCAGCGGCCTCGCGGGCGGCGGCAAGCTGCTGCATGAGGCCAGCAGCGAGGCGGCAATCAGCACGCACGCTGGCCGTTTCCGATAACGCACGGCGCAGCGTGCGGGTGCTCTGTTCATGGTTTTTTTCCGCTTGGTGCAGTTGTTCAAGATGGGCAAGGCTGGCCGCTTCGGCCTTGGTAAGGGCGGCGCTGTAGTCGGCCAGTTGTTGTTGCACGCTGGCAAGGGCATTTTCGGCGCAACGCTGCTGGCCGTATTGGTTGCCGTTCATCCATGCGAGCCAGTACAGCGCAGCGGCCAGTAGGGCAAGCAGTAGCGGGCTGCCCAGCCATCCGACAAGCCTGCCCATCATGCGAGCGCTTCCTCCACGGCAGCGGCAATCTGCGCCGCCTTGTAGGGCATCTGTCCGTTTTCATGGCGGACGATTGCGGCGAGCAAGGCTTGCAGGGTGCGGCTGTCCGGCGTTAGGGGTTGGTCGGGTTTTACGCCTAACGCCTCGCTAACGGCTTTGACATAGGCGCGAGTATTGTTTTCATGGCTGGGTGCGTAGCGGGTAATGAGTTTATTGACGGTATCCAAGCGGTAGCGGCGGTAATAACCCAACAGTAATACCGCCAGCGCCCTAAGCCCGTAGTGCGCCGATTGAAAGCGGCAAAAGCGTTCTTCTACCGACGGCTCATGCGGCAACTGCCCGCGCCACTTATTCGCGGCGTTGTGCTCGATATTGCCGGGGTTATGGTTGCGAATGCCGCGTGGCAGCACTGTGTTCATGCTTTAACTCCCAATCGTTGCTTAATCCAAGCGCCTATTGCTCCTAAAATGCCCTCGCCGTCGCGCTCAAAGGCGCGAAGCAGTGCACCGATAACCCACCAAGCGGGAAGTCCTGCGATAACAAGGGCGGGCGTTGCGACAAATAAAAGCCCCAATACGGGGTCGATTTCATAAAGCGCCGCCAGTTGCTGCGCGGAATTAAATAAATCGGGGTGCGAGTGATGAATATGCACTAATAGCAGTGGCCCGAAAATCGAACTCGCAATTAACGTGCAAAATAAACGGGCGAACCCTTCGTACATGGTTTTAGGCCAGAGCACCAAGAAACCTAATGCAGCGGCGAGTGCACCGGCGGTAATTTGAATGCCAAAGAGTTTTAATAATGAAGCGGCAGAAGTGGGCATGAGTTTAATCGGCAGTAAGGTTTGCCGCCGATTATTAACAAAGCAGCCGCTTTAAATCTGTAGGAAAGGTTTCAGGTGGTTTTGTGCGGGCAATAAAAAAAGCATCTTCTGGTAGACTGTAGGTTCTCACGCCACACAACCAAACCAAAGGATGCTTTGAATGGATATTGTAAAACACCTTGTCAAGATAATCGAGGCTGTCATGCCAACGACCACATCAAAAATTATCGCGCCGCTTGGCTTGTTGGCTGCTTTTAGCATGCCGCTATGGCATGGTGCGATAGGAAATCGTTTCGGGCTAAATTTGTGGCAAGCGGATGCAGTGATTGCCATCAGCGCTTTGATTGTTTTGCTGCTTAGCCTGTTGATATGCCTTGTATCCATTGGCAAGGCCAATTACCGCTTGATTGAAGTGCGAGACCGCCTGATTGAAGAGGGTAATGAAAAGGCGGCGTTTTTTTCCATGCAGTCCAACCAAATAAAAGAACTTGAACGCTCTTTAGCAAGCACAAGGAGTGATTTGTACTCGTTGCGCAAAGAATATCAAGCCTTTAATAACCGTTATGATGAATTGCTGGTTGTGTGCAAAAAGCTGATTGGACAAATAGAGGCAGCCGGATTAAAGCCAATTGTGCGCCCTTTGTGTGATGGATGAGTTTTAGTTAAAACAAATCCCCCTGCTCTTTAGGTGGTTTTATCTCGCCTGCAATCTGCGCAATGCGGCGGTCGGATAATCTAAATTTTTTGACCAGTTCACGAATTTTATCCGTCTTTGGTGTAACCGCATCGGCGCACTGTTTTAATGTGACTTTGATTTCTTGATTGCGTGCTGCCAATAAAGCCTTGTGGCATCTGGGGATATAGATGGTTTCGCCAGCAAAGCAGTTTTGCAGTTGCATGTAAGCCTTTCTGCCAATAAGCGCCTCAATCGCGGCGCGTTCTTTTCCGTTATCGCTGTAGCTGATGCGCCAGCTAGCGCCACCTAACTGCTCAATAACCAGTCGTGCGGTCTCAAAGCCTAGCGCTTCAATGAGGTTTTTTGCAAAAACGGGCAGATTGTGCAGGGTTTCATTGCAGAATATAGGGGTTTTTATGGCATTTTCAGCGTTTTTTATTGCGACTTCTTGCATTTTTACCCCTTTTTTGCGCCTGTCCGTGTGGGCTTAATGGATGCTTTTTGCAATCCCCCCCCTTTTCGTGCATTTCTTGCAAAATTTCGCTAGATTATCGGCCTGTTTGCTGATTTTAGCAGCATAATCTTGTTTGCAGCGCCTGCCCTGCTTTGACCATGCGCGTATCGCAGCGGTAGACGTTAAAGCCCAAGCGCATGGCTGCGTCGTACTTGATAAGGTCTTCGCTAAAGCCCTTGCCGCGCGTATGCCTGCCGTTCGTCCACGCGCCGCCTTCGATTTCGATAGCCAATGAGACATCGGGCAAAGCAAAGTCCAAACGCCAATCTTTAAGGCCAGCCTTGGCGAGGCGTTCCCTTAAGCCCTTGCCCGTGCCGCCACAAGCCATAGCGGCAAAGCGGTACTCGCGGACGAAAGCAATGCCAGCGGTGCGAAGTTGCAGCGCGAGCAATTCCTCGGCGGCGCTGGCGGGTGACGTTGGCGAAGATAGCGGACGATGGCCGCTTTTGTCTGATATTTGCAGACGTTCAGAGATTTTAAGCGCAGATAGCCGATATTCGGCGACGTTTTCAGCGGCAAGGGTGCTGGCGGGGATTTTGAGCGGTTTCATGCAATAATCATTCCTATCTATTCAATCAAGAATTTTTCTCAATCAGAAAAATCCAAACGAATTTCCCCTTAATGTTTAAAGCGTTTAATGCTTAAGGGCTAAATGCTCTAGAGCTGGAGGGAGCAAATAGCGGACACAAATCACCTAGGGATTGGTAGACTTTTTGTGTCTACAAAAACCCTAATGATTTAGTCCGCTACGCTTACGATTGCAAAAGGGTATGCCCTGTCGCTGTCGGTCGCTTTTTCGCGGGCTGTGCCGTTTAACGCTGCACAACTGGAAGGATTACGCGCCGTTAAAGCGCCCTGCCTAGCCGTTCCTTCCCACTGACAATGAAGGGCAGGTTCAAGTGGACACTGACCGCAGGTGTAAGCTGCGCGTGGCTTGACCATTGTTGCGACTTCACTGTCAGCCATTCATCTGGCTTGCCCTTTCGACAGTCCCCCGTAAGGCTCTCGGTACGGTTACGGCGGCTTTTCGATGTCATGCGGTCTGGCCGTACCAAGGCAGTTTGCGTCTGCCATTCGTCTTGCTGCTGCTGTGCTGCTCTTAAGAAGCACAAGGCCGGTTAAGGCGTTCCCGTTCTGGCTGTGGGGCAGCGTCGTTAAAGCGTCATTAGCAAAGAAAGCGCTTACCTTCCTTGCTGATAGCGCCTTGCGCATCAAACCTTGCCTATCACCTCCATCAACGGCATGACGAGTGGAAAGTCACCTAAGCGCTGGTGCGTGTCGTTAAAATCCTCGCCTGCTCGGTCGCTCATCCAACAAGGCCAGCCGATTTGCGCCGCGACACGCTCGCCCGTGCCGCTTGCGTCGTTATCGGCAAGGACAATCCCGCGCGGCAGATTAGCGGCCAATTTCGGCAAATTACCGGCGCTAAAGCCGACATGCACGCGGGCGTTTTGGCCGACAGCGGCGAGCACGGCAAGGGCAGAAAGGCCGGTCGCGTAGCCCTCGCACAGCACCGTCAAACCCTGTTTTGCGCCCATCACAAAGGATGCGCCCGCGCAACGCTGGCCGCGCAGAAAGCGCTTTTGCCCGCTTTCATCAATGACCTGCAAGCCACAGACGCTACCGGCGGCAAACATCGGAATTAAAAGCTGCCCATCCAGCACGGCGGCGCAGGCGTTTGGGAAGCCTTTTTGCGCAAGGTACGGGTGGTAATCCTGCTTGGCCTTGGCGAGCATGGCTACGGCGCGGGCAGCCGCCTGTTTGGCGCGTTCGCTGGCCTGCTGCCTCGCCAGTGCGGCCTCGCGCTGAATACGCACAAAATCGATGGCGGCTTTGTTAGCGCCCTTACTGTGCCAAAGCGCGGGGCGCTCCATCGTTGCCCAATTCTGAACCAAGCCAAAGTCGCCCAAAAACTTCACCGCGCCGTTGCGATGGTGGCGCTTATCGGTCGTTTTCACCCGCACCCATCGGCCAATCGGCGGGCAGTGTTCCAGCAACACGCCGTGCTGCTGGCAGAAGGCGACAAATTCCGCGCTCATTGTGCCGCCCTCTTTTGTTTGGACTTAGCCCATGCAATCTGCTTGGCCGTTACCCAGCGCTGCGCGGCGGGCGAGACAGGCGCGGCCTCGCGTTTCAAGCCGTTAGGCCAGTTGCCAAAGCGTTCTTTAAATTGAATGGCCGCCCAGCCTTCTTTGTAGCCTTTGTATTGCGCGATATGGAGCAGTTGGCTGTACCAATGTTGTTTATCTTGCGAGACCTGTTTATCAGACAGTGCCTTCATCCGCCCCGGTAGCTGGATAATGCCAGCCTGTTTCACTTTGACATGCCCGCAATGGCCGCACGTTTGCGATTTAGGCGGCATTACCGCGCCGCACTGCTCACACAGCCGCGCTTTTTTCTCTTTCGGTTTTAGTTTTTTGCGCGGCTTTTCCGCGCCATCGTCCAACTGATTAACACCCTCAAAATAAATCTTATGCCACTCATCAGCAAAGCCTAAAAAGTTACCGGAATGACACAGCCACAAAGCAAACTCTTTTTCCGAATGCGAGCGCATCACTCGCCCCATTTGTTGAATATGCGCCGACAGCGATTTAGAAAAGGGTCTGGCCGACACGCCAATCATCACATCCGGCACATCAAAGCCTTTGGTTAATAAATCGGTCGCAATCAAACCGACAATCGAACTGCTTGGCTTACTGAACTCTTTAATCGCCGATTGCACAAACGCGCCGTCATTGTGATAACTCAAGGCAAGGAAATTAAAACCAGCCTTTCTGAACTGCTGCGCCAAATCCTCGGCATGTTTTACATTGGCGGCAAAGACAATCGTTTTGCGCGGACGGCCAAAGACTTCATGGGTCTTTTTAATCCACTCCTGCACAATATCGCCGGTAATCTTAATACCGCGTTCGCCCGCCTCATTCATTGACCATTCGCCGGCGACTTTTTTCGCCCCTTCCATATCAATTTCAGTGCCGCAAAACACTTTTAACGGGGCAAGGCGTTTTTGCTGAACCAGCCAATCGGTGGTCGCTGCCGATATCACGCAGGAATACAGCTTGCCCAAACCTTTAGTAAAGGGCGTGGCGGACAAGCCAATAACGCAAACCTCTTTGGGTGCGTTCTTAATAAACGCGCTTAACTGCTTACGGGTGCAATGCGCCTCATCGATAATCAACAAACGCATGGCGGGCAAAGCGCCTTTCGCCTCCAAGGTTTGCGCACTGCACACTTGGATTTTTTCATGCGGGCGATAAAGCGGATGCTTGGCCATCATCACGCCGTGCGCAAGGCCATAATCAAACAGCGTGGCCGACAACTGCCCACACAGAACGCGCCTGTCCGCCACAATCGCGCAGCGGTTGCCCTTATCGGCGCAGGCTTGCAACAAAGCCGCCGCCATCACCGACTTACCCGCGCCGGTCGAGGCATACAGCATGATGCTTTTATGCCCCGCCGCAATCGCGCTGCGCAGCTTATCCAGCAACGCTTGCTGGTAATCGTAGAGGACGAGCGGTTTCATAATATTCCCTGTGTCATCAGGTGGTTATTGTTTCTTTGTTGCGACAGCGCAGGCGCTATCGGTAGAGTGCCGCCGCCGACACCGGCTTAACCCAGAAGGATTGACTGCGAAAATGGACATAGAAAATTCCCTATTGATAAGCACAGAATTTGGCATTCTCAAGCTCGCCGTTTGCGCCATATTGGAAAACCACCCCAACAAAGAAGCGATACGGAAGGAGCTTGAGAAAAACATAAACCTCATGATCGAACAATTACTGAAAGACTTTGGTTCTTTTGCACAGGTAAATCTTGATAACGTTTTAAAAAATATTGATGAGTGGAAACAAGGTCTTCTTTTCGGCATGTCTGAAGAAAGGGCAAGGGTCGCCTGAAAAGACGACCACCTTCTTTTAACAAGGCATTTAAAAACCGCGCGGCAAAATCCTGTGCCTTAATAGCCTCTGCCGCGTTTTTAAAGTAAGTTGAGTGCATGGTATTTCTCCTTTCTTAGCTATTTGCGAGGTCGCCCCAGCCGTTAATCGCCTCGTGCGGCAGTGGGTTGTAATAGTCGTAGGGGCTGCGCTCTGGCGGCGGCGCTTCTGCCGGTGCAGGCTTTGGCCGGTTATCGGCGAACGGCTCATGCGTGCTGTGTTTGGGGGCGGGTTTGCCCGTGTAGCGGTATTCGTCATCGGCGGGCAGGTTATTTTGCGCAAGCCAAGTGCCCGCCTCTTTTTTCTGCTGATTAACGGCGGCTTTATCCCGGGCCAGTTGCGCGGCCATCTCTTGCTGTTTTACAAACTCAATATGGCGCGGGTCGTTTGGGTCGCTGTAGCCGCTGCCGGTGCAATAGGTGCTGACCTTTTTCGGGCGCTCATAACCGGTCGCCTTGCAAAGCTTTTTATATTCACTCGCATACCAATTAAGCCTGCCTTGCTTGTCGGCCAGTTCGGCCTTCACGCCGTCAAGTCGCGTTTGCAGCACTTTGTTGTCACGTTCGAGCGTTTCGATTTTGTTTTTAAATGATTGGTTTTCTTCTTCCAGTGCGGCGATTTTTTGCACCGCTTCGGCGCTTAATGCGGTATTGGCATCCTGTTTAAAGGCTTCGAGTTGAGCGGCCATTTTTTCAGCTTGCGCCAGAGCCGCAGCGCTTTCTTCCTGCGCTTGCGTCAGCGCGTTTCTTAAATCGCTATTTTCCTGTTCGGCGCCTTCATACAAGCTCTGGTAGGCGGCGTTATCGTCATCGGTTACTGAAAGCGCTGCATCGGAACGTTCAAAATCCGCTTCAACAGCCGCTTCTTTATGCTCGATAACCACGGCTTTCTTGCGCGGCTTTTCGGCGGCGCAGGGCAGAACGGTTTTGCCCTGCTGCTCCATTTGCGCGACTTCTTCTTCAAATTCAGCCTCGGACAGCTTGACGTAAGCTCTAAGGCGGGCAGCCAGTCTTTTATTTAACCCTAAATCGTCCAGCGTAAACGGCGTAGATAATGGGTACGCTCCGTACCCATTATTTTTAGCGGGTCGCCCTTTCGTAACCAGCAGCCCTTGCTCTTTGAGCGAAACCAGCAGCTTGCCCGCTTCCCGTTCAGAGCGAGCGCGAATTTTTGCGTCATCCGCGCTCAACTGCTCGTTATTGGCTTGGCGCAGATAAGCTAAAAGCCGGTCAACCTCATCCGTAATAACGGCCACTTTATCGAAAGCCGCATGCTGCGCGATAACAGCACAAGCGTTTTCATAATCCACCAAAACGGGATGATTAAAAACAGCGTTATTAAATGACTGCAAACTGCCCATAAAATACTCCTTGTAAAACCGTGACCGCTTAACTGCTTTGCTTAAATAAAAAGGGGTGCCCGTCTTTTGGTAGAGTGTGAAGTTCCTAAGCCACACACTGAACCGGAGACGGGCATATGCTTACTGAACTTTTTGCAGCCATTGGCGCGATTGCAGCTATTTGTACCGCCTATGGCGTATTGCGAGGAAACATATTGAAGATGAAGGGAGACATGCCCGCGTTTATCGTGGAGCAAATCAGCCATGCGGGCGGCGATTGGTATTGTCTGCATTTTCGTATTTATCATGGCAATATCTACATCCACTTTAAGAACATATTCAGCAATGCGTTGGCGTTGGGCAAAGCGGCGCATTACGAGCGCTACTATCAATCGCCCTTTAAATTGGCCGACTTTACCGCAGAGGACGAAAACCCCGCTGCCCCTTGTGATTTAGCGTTAGTGCCAAACCATGCCTGCGCCACTTCCGAGATACGTGTATTGTTCAAACCGCACAAATCGCAAAGAACCCTTAATGTTTCTTTCCGCACATCAGGGCGCTTTTTTGCGGCAAAACAGACCATTACCGTCGATATAAGCCGATATACCACTTGAAACAGCCGTTGTTTATTCATGGGTGGTATTGCCGCATTTGTGTTTTCGATGGCAGCCTATTCGGCAAGTCTGCATTTAGCCGTTTGATTAAATGAAAAAGCTCCCAAAATTGGCTTCGCATGGCAAGCCATGCTTCGGACTGGATTTTTGCCGAGCGATACCATTTAAAAGTAACCATCAATAAACACAGGCTTTGAACAAGCAAGCTTATCGAGTGAAGTAAAAGCCATTGCTCACTTGTCATGGATAATCTCCTGCCGCATGGCCGATTGGCCGAAACTATCGGGTCTCAAAACATGGCGGCTGATTGCGCCGAAAAATAGGCGCTCTCCTTTTTGATAAGCTGCGAGCTTCGACACAAAGCAGCTCAAGGAGAGCAAAAACATGGATAGCGAAAACAACGAAGTGCTCGCCGCCACCGCGCGAGCTTTTGCAACACTGCTTGGCGTGCTGGATGGACAGTCGCAAACAAAATCCATAACCGATGCCTTTATGCGCACGCTGTCTTGGCAGACGGCGGAAACTCAATCGGACAGCGACCTGTGCGCTCTAATAATTGCCGCAGTGTCTGCACAGTCCGATAACGTGCCTTAGCGTGCTCTTCAATAGAACAATCGTTTAAAAACAAATCGCGCACGCTGTCTGGCACATTGACGGCTCGCAGCGTGCGCGTGGCATGGGTTGCTGTCGGAGGGTTAAGCAATAACATCAAATCACGGATTTGAATGTCGGTTTCTGCGCTAAACATGCGCGGCCTCCTGTT